CCGTGGTACTGGTTCTTCTGTTTCTCCCATACACCCCAAGCAATTGGATAGCGTGTAAGCCCAGTGTCTATATCTTCATAGATGTAGACATTTTTTGTTGCCTTGGATACGTGTACTGTTGTCTCTACTTTCTTAAGCTTTCTCTTTTTATATATAGGCTCACCGTTACTATCGAAGAGTTTCTTTCCGTCTTCATCAGTTTCCTGGGCAGGATTACCCTCCGAGTCAAGAACTGGCTCCATAACCGGGTTGCCGTCCTTATCCATAACGGTGACTTCCTTTGAAACTTTGGTGTACATATAGACATATAATGCCTTACCTGTCTTATCGTCAGTAGGGATTATCTCTGTCTTACCACCTACACCACTCTGCCACTGGCGCTCTGCATCTGCCTGGATACTATCAATCTCCATACTTTCCGACGCTTTGCCACCACGCTTGTTGCTAGACTTACGATACTGATTAGCTTCCCACTTAAGATGCTCTACGGTATCTCTGCCTACAACAAGTATATATGGCTGGGACTCTACATCTGTTGTGTTAGGGTTGCCAAACATAACATTGATGCCGTCCACCAGTTCCATCTCTATCTCACCCTTGTACTGACCGAATGCACCACCATAAGGCATTGCATCTGGATTCCAATAGAAGTGAGCGCAATAGTCTCCTGTGGTTGCTCCATCAAACAGAGCCTCACGGATTCTATAGTCTATCTTGAATTTCTCTAATAGGTTTCTAACTTCAGCTGTTGCCATAACAGAGGCATTGCTCTGTGGGTCATCAAGGTTCTCACCATCATAGTATGACAAAGGTTCAAAGTTAATTGTTGTGTTTGCTGCAGTCAATGACGCAACAAAAAGCTGACATATACGTTTTATTACATTAAAGGTAGGTCTGGATAATCTACTCATAGCTGGTGTCTCATTGATATGAAGCCATTGATTACCAGCATAGAACTCTAGGTTAGTGTTGACCAATGTGTACTGATTAGGTACAAGGGAATTGTTATACGCCCTACCCAACTCGTAGTATTGCCAAGCTTTGGTAATGTTATTGTTCTTGTCCTTCATTGGACGCTACCACCATCAAGCCTTTCTTGAACTATCAATCCTATAAGCTATGTCGGTGTTGTAGCCTAATAAGTCCTTGAAAGCGCTCTGGTCTTCCAGAAGTCTCTCTCGTTCTTTAGCCTGCTCTTCTATCTCCTCTTGTGAGACCGTAAGCTTCTTAGGCTGAGCAAGTTTCGTACCAAGCACGAAGCCTGCTACAAAAAGCCCTATACCAATAACTGCGCCGAACATACCGATTAACAGTTCCATAAATTAATTACTCCTCTTCTGGAGCCATATCCTCTAACTGACCGAGCATAGGTTCATCCTCATACTCGGAAAAGTCCTCTGGCTCTCCCCCTACTTTATCTTTTGCGTCTTTAATAGCCATAGCTAATGCTTCATTGTCTGCTCCATCCTCTGGTGCAAACTCATCTGTAAGACTCATAGCCTCATCTTTAGCATCCATCTCAGCCTCTTCACCCTCAAACACAGAGCCTACCATAAGGTTACGTGTGTCAGGTTCGCCGTCAAGAATGCCCTTTGAGTAGTCATCTAACTCCTCAAATCCAAGTTTAGCTACGAAGTTACCATCCATATCGGTTTCAACAGTTGCGAGGTTGACAGCCTTTGTGCCATCTTCATTTGCAAATGTCTTAATAAACTCGTTATCTGGAACTGGAGTTACTTCGGCTTCAATTGATTCAACACCCTCGTCAAATAAAGACTTCTTAGGTGGAATGGAAAAACCTTTCTTCTCGTCCATTTATCTTTACCTCTTCTATTAATTAAATGTAGCCATAGCAATCCCTTTTGATTTCTTAGGATTGTAGTTACTATCAGCTCTAGGGATTACCATAGGTTCGGATTGCACTGGTTCTGCAACGGGTGTAGGTGTCTGCGCAACTACAGGCTCTGCTACTGGTTCGGTTGGTTCAGCTCCCTGGCTAATCGGCGCAGAGTTGTTTAAAACCTCTGTAGCCGTAGCAAAAGCCTGCGGTGTCAATATTTGGTTATTATTGATTGATTTCAGTAGGCTGGATACTCTGCCAAGGTTATCCCTTGCTTCAGCTATCCTAGCCGACTCCGCCTTACCCATAGCAATATTAGCTTTTGTGTTGTCTGCTGTTGTCATTACATACCCCATGCCCCGCTCTGACCATATGGGCTAAATAGCATATCCATATCGTTGAACTCGGCAATCTCTCTTCTATATTGCTGCTCCTGCTCTGTTATCTCTACTGGCTCATAGTCACCATTACTATATATTAATCGGGACAAAGCCTGAGAGCAGGCGTCTATCATATCATCGTGTGTGCCATTAGGGAACGCCGTGAACTGATCTATGAAGTCCACTACCCATGGCGCTTTCTCAGGTGTAGGCAGGTACACATGCCCAGACTCAATAGCCGCAGCTATTGCATTGACACGTGACACCTTACCACCTTGAGGGTTAATAGGCACTACATACATATTAGGCTCATGCTGTAATGTCTGGATAATAGCTGAACCATTCGCCTTATCTTCTATAAGGATGGTTCTCGCGTTCGGGTTCAAAGCCTTAACGGTCTTCAAAGCCTGTATGGTGTGGGGAAAATCTAAGTGCTGATTTAAACAATATTTAAGATAGTAGTCACCCTTCCGCTTGCCCCACACTTGGATAGATACATAGTCCGAAGTGTCTTTATCTTTGAACGCCGCGTCCACAGATATAAGCTCTGTACCATACATAAGTGTTCTGTCCTCAGGGTCATAGAACCTCCACCAGTCACGATGGATAAGGTTACCACCCTCAACACGTGGAGAGCATTGATACAACGCTGTCCATGCACGCTGACCACCTTTGGGGTCGTTTATGTATGATTGCTTAAAGTCCGCAAGCCAGTTATTATCCTTACCAAGTTCTGGACAAAGTGCCTCGCCAATGACTCTGCCTAATGGGTCATTAGCCTCTGCCTCAACTGGTATCCTCACCAGTTTGCAGTTCGGTTCGTTCTGCAGCATCCTATGAGCCAGGTCATCTTCATGCCACGGAGTAAGAATAACTATGACCTTACCACCCGCAGCAAGACGAGACTTGATTGAGCTCTGCCACTCTTCCCATACCTTGTCTCTACGTGAAGGACTATCCGCCTCTTCACGGTTCTTAATAGGGTCATCTATTATTACAAGGTTTGCTGGGTTACCTGTGATGCCTGACATAATACCACGAGAGATTAAGCCACCACGCTTGTTGTCAAGTTCAAACTCTTCCGACCTGTCAACCGCACCGATAGTTACACCGAATAGGTTGATGCCGAATGTCTTCATCTTGTCCTTGTTCCTACGGCAGAAGTGTGAGGCAAAGTCCTCGTTGTAGGATGCGATGATGACTCGGTTAAGTGGGTGTGTCCCCAAGTACCAAGACGGAAACGACTCCGTAACAGACATCGACTTACCGTGCTGTGGTGGACACTCTATTATCAGAATGTCGTAAGCATTACCAGTATTAGTCTCTACGAACTCCTGCACCGTATCGGCTAAGTACCTGGACAACCGGGTATCCTTCCATACCCCCGCGTGGGAGTAAGGCAGATAGTTCCTGAAATGCCTCTTAGCCATTTCACGATTCGCTAACTCGGCAAATAGGTTCTTCGATTCTTGTTCTCTGTTAGGTGTTGTTTCTTTTCTCTCTTCACTCATATTACATCAAAGTGACTACCGTGTTGTTCAAGTCAGCACGGTAGTCTACCACGCTCATCATTTTAATGGTTATAGCCGTGTGCTTTGCCATCATTTTAATGACAGCACACACAAGACCGCGTGGGATTATAGGATATCTGCGCCGATGTATCGGCACTAGCCGTATAACTCCCGGAAGCTTAATGCCATAGTAGGCCGCTCGTCCGAGGTCCTTGGCTATAATTAAAACGGTATTTGGTAGGATCCGTAACCTTAATTATTCTAAACACATATCTGTGCTTACAATCAATAATCGTCACTTCTTCTTGCTATCATCTCAAGAAGTTGTTCGT